TGTCGGTTGCGGCCTTTCGGTGGGCGAGGCCGACATCGCCTTCGGCCATTCGGCCGGCGCGGTCGCCGGCCTGAGCGTTCGCGGTTTCATACGGTTTGCCGGCGGCGAGTAGTCGGCGGAGCTCGACGGCCGGCCGGCGGTAGACGTCGAGGCCTGGCACATTGCGGAGCTCGTCGATGAGGTAGCGCGAAAGGTCGAGGCCGTTGCCGGCGGCGTCGATACCGGCGGCGCCGACGGGTGTACCGGTGACTGTGGAGACGTATTCGGCGATGTAGGCGTCGACGAGGACGGCCGTGTCGGTCGTGGCGGCGTTGATAGTGTCGACGGCCGCCTCGGCGAACGCTAACGCGCGCTGTTCGTCGGGGCCGCCGAGCTCGAGCCAGAGCTGCTCGACCTCGTCTCCAATCGCGAGGCGTATCGCGTCGTAGGAGGTGCCGTAGGTGTTGAGGAGGTCCTCGATACTCATAGCGGCCTAGGGTGCGGCGGTGGCGAGCTCCTGGGCGCCGTTGGGCGTCGAGGCGTCCTGTGCCGGTACGGGCGCCGGCGGTGGTGGTGCTGGTGGTGCCGGCGGGCGGGCGGCGGCGGAGGCGAGCGTCGCGCGGGCCGCCTGGCCTCTCCACCGGGCGATTTCCTGCTGTGAAGCGCCGTACCGTTCCCATAGTGCCTCATTCGGTACGCCGAGGGTGCCCAGCTTGACGAGCGCGTCGACGAGCTCGCCGAGGCCTTTCGATTCTGGATCACGCCATATCACCTCGAGCGACTGGTCGGCGGCGCGGGCGTCCTGGCGGGCGGTGAGGCCGAGCCGGATTACGTCCTCCCATGATTCGCCGAACGTAAGTTGTCGAGCTCGAACCTTGGCAACTAGACCGGTTTCGGTGGCCTTGAGCGATTCGCCGGAGGGGAACGCGCCGGATTGGCCTAGGAGGTAGTGCGGTGGGGTACGCGAGATAGCGGCGAGATGCTGGATGTCTCCCTCGACGGCGTCGAGGTAGGGGCGTAGGTCCGTTGTGCCGAACTCGCCGAACTTTACGCCGGGGTCCTCCGCCATCCAGAGACGGTCGACGGCGGCGCGGAACGGTTCGATAGGCCTCGACGTGTCGGGGTCGACGGGAATATCCATACCTGTTACCCATCGCTGCCGGAATGCTGAGAACCGGCCGGCGGTGAGCCGCCCGAAAATGGTCTCGTTGATTCGATCCTGAATGTCGGTGATACCGCCGGCGAGCTCGGAGATACCGGGACCGATCATTCGCCGTTTGTTGAGGAATGGGACGACGGGAACGGCGCCGAGCACGTTCTCGAAGTACCACGCGGGGTCGCCGTCGTCGGTGTGCGGTAACCATTGCGAACCGTTGGCCGGCCGTTCCCATTTGTAGACCATGGCCGGCGTAGCGCCATCGGCCGCGGTCCAGAGTGTCGCGTATTGTTCGTCGTCGTCGGTGTAGACCTTGAGCGCGCCGCGCCGTTTGCGCCGGTCGCCGGGCTCGAGGTCGACGTAGACCTCGGTCGGGTGTTCGGTCGTGATGGACGGTACGCCGGTCGGGTCCTCCGGGTTCGGCCATACGAGGACGGAGGCCGTGCCACCGATGAGCGCCTCAGTGTGGACGGCGCCATGTTCGGCGTCGAGGCTGTTCGACTGCCAGAGTGTGCCCCATATGTCGACATCGGCGGCGAGCTGATTACCGAACCGAACGCCGTCGACGATGAGCCGCTCGGCTACGGCGTCGACGATTAGTTCCATCCAGTTAGAGCGGGCGATGCGCATTAGCCGGAGATACTCGGAGCGGGCGCCGGGCGGGCTATCGGGTAGCGGGTGCTGGCCTGTGTAGTAGACGTTGTAGGTGGCGTGTTCGCGGGCCTGCTGCTCTAGCTTGGCGTAGAGCATGTCGCGGTACTGCTCGGGGGTGGGACTCATTCGGCGGCCTCCTATCGTCGACGAGCCTACGCCGACGGGGTGCTACCGGCGTGCCATCGTGACGCGAGGCCGGAGGTATTCGAGGCGTGATGATTCCATAGCCAGGTGATATCGGGCGTGTTCGCGGTGCCGGCGGAGCGCGCGATTGCGTCGAATAGCGGCGCGTCTTGTATTTCCCATGCGCCGGTATGTTCGGGGTCGGCGCCGAAACCTCCGGTAGCGAGAATGCCGCGTAAGAGCTCCTCGGTGCGTACTAGGTAGGTGATCGGGACGATGTGCGGGGCGGCCGGGTCATACGGGCGGCCGCGGTGCATCGGAAACGGATCGTGGCCGCCGAGGACCTCGAACCATCCCCAGACAAGGCCGGCGCCGGTTTCGGCGGCGAGGCCGAGGAGCCGGCGGAGATGGTGGGGGAGGAGCTCGTCGTCGTCGTCGAGAAACGCGGTCCATGTTGTCTGGACGTGGAGAGCTCCACGGTTGCGGGTTGCGGAGGCGCCTTCGCCGGCGATGTCTTGGACGATGACAACGGCGGCGGCCGGTAGCTCTTGGCGTGATACTGAACTCAACGCGCGGCCGAGCATTCGAGCTCGAGGCGGGATCGTTGGTATCACGACGGTTACGTCGGCGGGGAATGTCATCGGAGGGCTCTTTCGATACCGGTCTCGAGGTCGACTTTCGGTTCGTAGAATGTGTGGAGGAGCGATACGTCGGCGACGCGGTAGTCGACGCCGGCCGGTTGGTCGAGGTGGTGGTCGAGCTCGGGCCGGTAGCCGACCGCTGACGCGACCATTTCGGCTAGGTCGTCGAATGATGTCGGCCGGCCGGTGCCGATGTTTACCGGGACGTCGACGCCGAGCTCAACGAGGCGTAACACGGCGGCGACGACATCGTCAATATGGACGAAGTCGCGGACCTGTCTACCGGTGCCCCATATTGGGAACGGGTCGAGACCTCGACGAGCTCGGTCGATGAACGTCGGGAACGGGTAGTCGAGCGCCTGGTCGGGGCCGTAGCCGGAGAATGGGCGGACAACGGTTACGGCGAGACCTTCGCCGGCGGCGTCGAGCGCTAGGCGTTCGCCGACCAGTTTTACGAGGCCGTAGGTGTTGTCGGGGCGACCCATGTAGGCGGAGCTGTGATCTATCAGACCTTCGTCGAGATGGCGGGCGATTCCTTCGGATTGGTAGACGACGGGGTAGGCGGCCGAGCTCGAGAAGTAGACGACGCGACCGGGACGGGTCCGTAGCGCCCAGCGCCAGAGAGCCGAGTCGAGCTCGAGGTCGATAGCGGCGAGCTCGAGCGGTCGGCCTTCGATCATGGAGCGGCCGCCGACGACGGCGGCGGCGTGGATGACGAGGTCGAACCGTTGCGAACCGTTGCGGAATACGTCGAGGGCGTCGACGCCGTCGACGATGTCGACGCCGGTGACGTAGTAGCCGGCGGCGTCGAGGTGGTGGGCCATGTTGCGGCCGACGAAACCGGCGGAGCCGGTGACGAGCGCGCGGGGTACTCGGCCGTTCATGGCGCGAGTGTCGGCGTAGCCGCTAGCACGGTGAACATTCCGACGCGTTCTTGCCTAATCACGGTCCAGCCGGTCGATTCGAGGAGCTCGGCGTAGCCGGCCTCATCCCATGCCCATAGATGGTGTTCGTAGGCGCCGCCGTTCGTTTCGGTCCACGGTGACGACGCGACGAGCGCGCCTACTGGTGGTGCCGCCGCTAGTTGCCGGAGAAGCTGGTGCGGGTCGACGAGATGCTCGAGCATTTCGGTACACACCGCGATGACTCGGCGGGTGGTGGTGGGGTGCGCGGGACAAGCTCTGCGGAATCCTCGGGTAAGGCCGGCGGCGGCGAGCTCGAGGACGTCGCCGTAGCGGACGGAGACGCCGCGTTCGGCGGCGCCGATGATGTTCGACGGTTGTAGGTCGTAGCCGTAGGCGTCAATGTCGGGGAGGAGCTCGCCGAGGAGCTCGAGGAGACCGCCGTCGCCGGCGCCGAGGTCGATGATCGTGTGGAACCGTTCGCCGGCGGCGAGGTCGACGACGAACCGGGCGGCGGCGAGTAGCCGAGGCCGGTGGAGGTCCTGGTCGATATGTGGGGCGCGGTCTCGGTCTGCGTACCATTCGACGGTGGCGCATTCGGGAATGGTGCCGGGCGGATAGAGACGGATTTCGGTCATGTTCTGGGCTCCTCGGTGCTGGTGTTTGTGAGACATTCGACGGCGACGTCGAGGTCGAGCTCGACGTATCGGCGGAACCGTGATTCGTCGGCGGCGGAGAGGTCGGGGGCGTTGACCTCCCGGTAGAGCTCGTCCCATTCTGCACGGCCGGCTAACGGGTGCGCGTGTTCGATGATGACGTCGCCGAGGTAGGTGAGGGTGCCGAGGCGTTCGCCGAGGATTTTCCAGTAGTTATCGAGATAGAGGTGAACCATGCCGGGCGGGACCATGTAGCCGAGGGTGCGAGGGATGCGGGCGTCGAGGAACGCGGCGGTAGGGAGAGCTGGGCCCATCAGTAAGTCGTTGCCGTAGACAACGCCGAGCGGTTTCGCGTCGAGCGCCTCGACTAGCCGGCGGTCCCATTCGAGCGACCTCGGCCGGTGGTCGTCTCCCATGAACCCGACCGCCTGGTAGGAGGCGGCGAGACCGGGGGCTAACGCGTTGAGGGTGCCGCCGAGGCGGAGGCGGGGGCCGGCGACGAGGTCGGCGTAGTCGGGCATTTCGATATCGAGGTAGCCGCCGAGGTGCGGGTCGTCGAGGTCGACGGCGACTACGAGCTCGGCGTAGCCGCCGGCGGCGGTGGTCTCCCATGCGTCGAGGAGCTCGACGATGTTCGCGGGCCGTGAACGTGAGGGAACGAGAATGGCTAGCGGGGCGTTCATGCCGGAACCTTACGCGTGGCGTAGTTCTCTGCTGCGGTTTGCCATGCGTTCCACCAGCGGTCGGCGTGATCTTCGATTATCCATCGGCCGGCGACGCGGCGGCCGGCCTGCGCGAGCTCGCCGCGGTAATCGTCGTTCGTGATGAGGAGGTCGAGCTCGCGTTCCCAATCGCGGGGCCGGCCGGCGATACGGCCGGCGCCTTGCGCGACGAGGTCCCGATATTGGCCGGTTGGCGACGCGACGAACGGGACGCCGAGCGCCGCCCATTCGAGACCTTTGAGCCAGCTTTTGGCCTCGTTGAACGCGGAGAGCGCCAGGGGAACTATGCCGATGTCGAGCTCGGCCATTGCGCGCGAGTAGGCGCCGAGCGGTAGCCATCCGTTCGTATGTGCGAACCGTTGCCCATCGTAGAAGCTGAGATTCTTGACGATCCGCGGGTCGGTGGTCTCGACGTCGAGACCGGTGTCGGGGTCCGTGAAGTGAACGCGGCCGGCGCCGATGAGGTGAAAGGTAAGGTCATGCCGGCGGAGGACGCGGGCGACGGCGCCGCGGGTTACCTGTAGGTCTCGCGGGTGTGTGTCGACGGAACCGGACCAACCTAGGCGTAGGTCGTCGTGTTGGTCGGGGAGAACGTGAAGGTAGGCGCGGGGTATGTGATTTTCGATCACGACGACGCGGCCATGCCGGCCGTAGTGGGCGGCAAGCGCCGGCGTTGAGACGACGACTAGGTCGGCGATTCGGCAGGCTTCGCGGAGGTGATGAAAATTGCGGTGCGGGTTGAGGCGAGGCTGAACGGTCGGCCATGCGACGTTGGCCGGGTCGATTGCCTCGAAATGGTCGTCGACCTCGACGACGACGGCGACGCCGGCCGCTCTATGGAATCGGATTACGTCGACGAGGTGGGCTGTCATCGGCCGTTGGAGGACGAGAACGTCGCATGACGGAGGGTGGCGGAGACCGCCGAGTACCGGTGCGCCGGCGGCCGCGGTCGCCTCGAGTGAGACGATGCAGTCGATATTCGCTTTGCCGGTATCGGGGAGGACGAGGTCGAGGTCGTAGCCGCCGGCCATGAGCGCCTCAGCCGCCCATATCAGCCGGTAGTGTCCGCAGCCTCCTAGGTCGGCGGCGTGGGCTTCGACTCTCATCGGAGCGCCTCGGTTGTGGCGTGGCGGGCGGCGACGCGGAGCGCCTCGGCTAGCCGGCCGAGGTCGGCTAGCCGCTGCTCGAGGGTGACGAGGCCGAGCTCGAGCTCGCCGAGGGAGGCGGCGAGATGGGCGGGTGATCGGGACATGAGATTCCTTTCGGGAGGTTAGAAACCGGCGACGCGCCGGGCCTTTCGTGGTGGTGGGCGGAGCATCGCTCGGGCTAGAGCGTTGACGAGCGCGGCGATACCGTCGACACGTTTCGTGGATTTCCGCCTGTCCGGTTTTGCCGGTTTGATGTTGCCGGCCGGGTCCTGGTGTACCTCGACGTTGTCGGCCATCCAGCGGAGTACCGGGTTAGCGCCGTGGATGAGAAGCGGAGCGGCGGTAGTCGAACCCATTACGAGCCGCTCGAGCTCTTTCGATGGTGCGGAGAGCGAGGCGTACCCTTGGCGGATTGGAACCATCGTTAGGCCTTCGTTTTGCATTTCGTTTACGGTTTCCGACGCGTTCCAGGGGTCGAACGCGACCTCGACAAGTGTCGTGCCGAGGAGCTCGGCCTCGGCGCGTATGTCTGCTCGTACTTGGGCGTAGTCGACGACGTTTCCTTCGGTGAAACGGAGCCAGCCGGCCTCGCGCCATGCGCCGAGCGGGACGCCGGTTTTACGTTCGAGCTCGTCGGCGCGTTCCTCCGGTATCCAGTGGAGGACATGGGCGGCGTAGCCTTCGGTTGGGATAGCGGCCTCGTCGACGAGCTGCGTTATGAATGCGAACGCGGTGAAGTCGGTAGTGCTCGAGAGGTCGAGACCGCCGTATGACGGGCGGCCGTGGAATAGGTGGGCGGGGTCGAGGCCGTTACCGGCGGCCGCGTCCCAGCGGTCGAGGGGTAGCCATCGCATTGTCTGTTTCGTGCGCACGTTGAGATGTAGCCGTAGGTAGCGGTTGAGCTGTGATGGCGACTGTCGGGCCTCCTCCGCTTTCGCCTCGAGGTATTCGAGGAGGACGGTTACGTCGGTTCCAGGGTTGGCGGCGACGAGTGTCTCGGTGGCGAACGGGTCGAAACCGGCGGCCGTATGGTCGACGCCGAACACGACGCCATAGAACGTTGGGTCGACGATCGTACCGGAGACGATGCCTTCGAGATATTCGCGCTTCGTTGCATAGATCGAGCCGTCGACGCCGTCGTCGGCGGTGGTGATGAACACTACGAGCGGCTGCTCGCGTGATCCGACGCCGGTCTCGAGCGCGTCGATTAGGTCGGGGTTTCGGTGGACGTGTACCTCGTCAACTATTGCGCCGTGAACGTTGAGTCCATGCTGTCGGGCGCCGTCGGAGGAGAGCGCGCGGAGAATGGAACCGCTCGGCGGGTGCTCGAGGTAATGCCGGCGGATACCGGCCGGGGTGAGGCGGCGTGCGAGCTGTGGGGAACCGGCTGCCATATCGCGGCATGGTCCGAACACGATCCCAGCCTGTGAGCGGTCGCCGGCGGCGGTGTAGACCTGGGCGCCCTGTTCGCCATCGCCGGCGAGAAGGTAGAGCGCGAGACCTGAACAGAGCGTCGATTTGCCATTCTTGCGGGGAATCTCGAACCATACGGTACGGATAACACGGCGGCCGGTAGCGGTTCGCTTGAGACCGAACACGACGGCGATTAGGTAGCGGACCTGCCAATCGAGGAGCACAAATGGTAGGCCGGCGTGCCGGCCGATGAGCTGATGTAATGCTCGAAACGAGCGGAGGACCTTTTCGACGGCCGGGGCATCGTAGTAGAACTCGGCGCCGGCCTCGACCGCTCGAGCTCGAGCGTCGAACGGGTCGCCGGCCGGCCGTAACGATGCCGAGTAGAGCTCGCCGGTCGGGTCCGGGTCATATGTGGCCGGTAGCGGTGTACGGAGTAGCGGTTTGCCGGTCCATATTGTCGGGAGAGCGAGCTCGGTAAGCCGGCCGTCGCGGCGGCCGTAGTCGAGGCCGGCGATGCAGCGGTCGACGTGGCGGAGGACGATACGGTCGAGCGGTTCCGGTCGTCGACGGCGTGGCGGCCGTTTGGCCGGCGCCCTCTTGGCCGGCGACCTCTTGGCGGCCGGCCGCCTGGCCGGTGCCTTAGTCGAAGGGGTTGTCGCCATCGTCTACGGCCTCCTCGAGCCGGATTTGCGAACGGTCGGACGGTGTTAGACCGAACCGGCCGCCGAGCGTGACCATGAGCGCCGCCTGATCGCGGATTACTTGCATCGCCGGATGTTTCGTTAGCGAACCTTGGGTCCGTCCTAGCACGACGTTTGTACGGTTGACCATTGCTACCGCTCGGCGATGGTGAACGACGGCGGTGCAAAATGCGCCGAACGCGTCGGTATCCCAGACTGTGAGCACGCCGCGCGCCTCGAGCGATGGTGCTAGCCGCTGCCAGACGGCGAGGGCGTCGTCGTCGAGGTAGTCGGGCGGATAAGGGCGGGTAGGTGGCGCCGTCGGGGCGTTGAGGTTGACTCGCGACGGGCGGGTCTCACCGCGAACGACTGCTAGCGCCGTCGGAGTCTTGGCCGGGCCGCGCCTACCCATTGCGCGCCTCGAGGAGCTCGCGGAGCCGTTGGACGTGTTCGATGCCGGCCGCCTGTTCCTCCGGTGTCATCATGCGGCGCCGGCCGACCTCGAGGGGGACCTCGTCGACGGTTTCGACCGCCTCGACAACGTCGGGCGGCGTGGTGGTGCCCAGCGGCGGCGGCGGCGGTGCGGCGTAGAGCTCGGCGAGCTCCTCCCGATTCGAGGCGAGCGCCTCGAGGTAGTCGTCGGGGTCGATGGTGTCGGTCATCGGCCCGATTCCCTCTCGGCGCCGGCCTCGACGAGCTCGGCGCCGGCCTCGAGATACCGCTCGAGCTCCTCGCAGAGACCGCCGAGATAGACCAACAGAGGCGCCCATCGTGGGCGGCGCGATGTGACGCGCCACCAGCTCGCCGGCGTGCCGGCCTCGCGCCGACCGCAGGTGGAGACCTTCGATACGAGGTCATCGGGCCTTTTTGGCGAAACCTGTCCGCGCGCACCGGTGCA